TACAAAGAAGCCAATCGTCAAGAGACCTTAATGCTTCGTGAGAAGCTCGATCAAGCCGTAGTTCCCATCATGAAATTTGATTACTATAAATACAAGCGTGAGCAGTACTCTGCTTTGATTGATCCTAAAATAAAAAATCTACCGCCTTCAGCTCCAGGCCCGGCCTTGGACGCTGGAAGCAAAGAAGCTAAAGTAGCCGTGATGAGTGTATTTGCCGCCATGAAAAGGAATTTAGGATATGGCGGATGACAATAAATTACAGTTTATTCTTGATTTAGATATTAAAGAATTCACTGAAAAGATACTTCATGCCAAAGGTTCCATCCAGGAAATAGGTTCTAAAGAGAATCTCACCGAGCTTTTAGAGGGGTTGACGAGTGTTGGCATTGGATTGGCTGCAGCGGGAGTGGCTGCGTTTGCCTTCAAAGAAGCCATCGATCTCACATTAGAAGCTGAACAGATTCAAAAGGTAAATACTCAATTCGAACTTCTCACGAAAAATGCTGGGATCAGTTCAGAAGAGTTGAAAACAGGTTTAGAAGAAGCCTCCAAAGGACTCATCGATAACACTGAGCTTTTGAAAATTGCCAATCAAAGCATCGTGACAATGGGTGGAAGCGCTAAACGTTTACCTGAGATCATGGAGCTTGCTCGAAAAGCTACATCTGTATTCGGCGGGGATTTAAAGTCTAATTTCGAAAATATCTCTCAAGCCATTTCTGTAGGCAATACTCGAATGCTGAAACATTACGGGATTGTCGTAGATTCTGAAAAGGCTACTAAACAATACGCAAAATCAATTGGGATTGCTTCTAATGAATTATCTGAATCTGGCAAGCGTCAAGCAATTTTGAATGAAGTTTTATTGAATGGTAAAAAGAATTTTAAAGATATGGGCGATGGGATTGGAACGGCAACAAATTCCATACAGCTCATGAAAACTGCTTGGGCAGAAATAAAAGAAATTGTTATTTTAGCATTAGAAAAAGTAATCGGACCATTAATCCGATCTTTTTTGGGATATCTAAAAGATGCAGTAGTCGCAACAAAAGATTTTCTTAAATCATGGTCAGGAGATGAACATAAAAACACTTTGGATTCTATCTCTAAGATAGAAGATAAATTAAAAAATCTTAGAATTGAATTGTCAAAAGCTCAAGAAATACAAAAAAATCAAAAATTTGATATTTTTGGAGGTACGGCGTCAAGAATTCAAAACGTCACTGCTGAGATCAAAAAATATGAAGCTGAGTTAAGTAAACTCAAAGCTAAAAACAGTGAAATTGAGGCATCTGAAAAATCATTAGCTGATGAACGTGAAGCTAATGCGAAGAAATTTTCTCCAGAAAAAGATGCCGTCAATTTAATAAAAAAACTAGAAAATGAAAAAAAATATCAAGGTGAAGTTCTTAAGCTTGAGAAAGAACTCTTTGACGCCGAGAGCTTGAATATCGATTCGATTTCAAAAACAGATGCCATGGCATCTCAGTTAAGAACTCAGATCGAAAAAGAAAACGCTCAAAAAATACTTCAAATCAGAAACAATGAGAGCCTGAATGATCGGCAGAAAAATGCTCTCATTTTACAGCAAAACAAAGTTCTTCAGGCTCAATTGCAATCGCTGGAAACAAAAACATTCCAATTGAGGACTAAGCTGATCCAGAATTATGCCAATTACAATCAGCAGGAATTTAAAGCGATCATCCGTGGATTCCAATCGGTAGCTGAGCAAGCCAAGCAAGAATTTTTCAATATGTCCAAATGGGGACAAGACGCAGCCCATGCGATGCAAAACCATTTTACAAATGCTTTTGAACAAATGGGCGCGGCCATGCATAAGAGTGGGTTGTCTGCAAAAAGTGCAGCGGCTCTCATCAAGGCTGCTTTCTTAAATTCCTTGGCAGATATTGCGATTCAAAAAGGTTCGGCTTTAATGCTCATGGGCGTGGGCGATCTCAATCCAGTCGAAGTGGGAGCGGGTGTAGGATTGATTGCATTGGGAGGCTATCTCAAATCAGTGGCCTCTGATTTGACCGCAGAAGCATCCAGTTCGTCCACTCCGACCGTTTCAACGGGTGGAGGGGGTGGGGCATCCATTAGTGCAGGAGGTCCATCAGCGACCGTTTCACAAGGCGGCGATGGGGGAGGCGGTGGAGGGGGTGCAGGAGAAGCGATGCCTGGAATGGCAGCTCAACAACAAGCACGTCCACAGCGATCGGTTCATATCAACATTCAAGGGCATTATCTCGATACGCCTGGGTCAAGACGGGCTCTCATGGAAATGATGAGGCAAGAAACAGATGCCACAGATTTCACTTACAATAAGATTGGAGCGTAAATGGCACTCAGCTCAAGATCACTCATCGTTTATGGATTAGAAGTGACGACTCTCAATCGAAACATCAATTTCAAAGCAGTCCTAGCCGGTCCCACATTGACTGCCATTGTCGATGTGGGATTTTACTCCCCTGCTGGATTAGCCAAAGCAGTGGGTGATGCATTGATCATTGCGGATCCAGCGAATACCTATACCGTAAGTGTGGATCGAACCATCTTAGGTGGATTGGAAAATCGATTCACGATTTCTACTTCCGGAAGTTTTTTAAGCCTTCTCTTTGGAACAGGTCCTGATCAACCCACTGAGATTTGGAGTTTGATTGGATTCAATCCCGTCGATTACACTGGTTTGACGGTTTACACCGGAAGTCAAACCGTGGGTACCGCACTCATTCCAGAACAGATTGCTTACAACTATTTGGACGATGAAAATCAATCCAAGGTTTTTGGCGCAGTGAATGTGAGTGCGGCGGGTTTGAAAGAGGCCGTCACTTTTAACATTCAGAATTTTATCGATTTACAGTTTAAATATGAACGCAAAATCAATATCCCAAATTGGAAGCTTTTTTTCACTTGGGCCATTCAGCAACGTCCATTTGATTTTACACGGGAAATCACAAGTCCTACTGTTTTCAAGCAGGTGACTTTGGAAAGTACCCCAATGGATAATAAGGGTTTAGGATGGAAAATGGTTGAGATGTTGCCAAATTATCCCAATCATTATGAAACGGGCGCATTAAAATTCAGAGTTATTGAAGACGACGCATTCTTTATTGCGCCGACTTAGGGGGAATCAATGGGCGTTTTAGATGGCCAACCAGTCAGTGCAGCGATCACGAATCCAGCGTTCATCAATAAGAACGTGGATGATACCATGCCCAATAAATTGGGATTCACGCGTCCTCTTTCAGGCCCTTCGATTCCCGATATTCAAGCCGCAGTCAACAAACTCTATACGACAACGGGGGCTTCTGAATCAACTACCGGAACCAATTACAATGCGACTCCATCGACGATCGTCAATGGAACCTCTCATGAAACGGCTTTGACGGCTTTAGCGGATAAGTTTGATCCCGCGACGGGTCATATGCATACGGGCGCTCCTGGAGATGGACCTCAAATTCATGGTTCAGATATCATCGGAGTCGTAGTTAGCATTCAAGCAGGAACTGCTGGGATCACGGAGCAAGGAGACATTACTTTAGTCGCAGGGGCTGGGATTTCAATTTCTGGATCTGGGACAGATATCACGATTTCAACTCTGGCTGCGACAGGTGGAGTGGATTCGATCCAAGCAGGGACTGGCGGAACTCCTGTCACAGGAGCCATCACTCTCATTGCCGGAACCAATATTTCCATCACTCAAAGTGGATCCCAGTTTACGATTGCAGCGAGTGCGGGGAGCGGAAGCGGCGAGCCCATTGCAACGGGTATCTACCCTTTTGTGGTGGGAACTTCTGCGCAAGTATCTGCTGGGCAAGCAGGATATACTACTTTTGCAGCGGCTCAAACAGCTGCAAGTGACGGCGATCGAATCACTTATTTGCGCGGGACATTCACTGAAAACATTTCAGTGTCCAAGGTGCTTAGGATTGACGGGCTAGGTCATGGAAGTATTTTGAATGGAACCGTGACTTTCACGAACACTTCATCGTTTAGTGAGTTGACCGACGTAAAAATCACCGACAATGTGACTTTGAATTCGGGAGCCAATGGAATTTTTGTGAATAATGTCTGGCTTGCCACAGGCAAAACGTTTATCGATAATGGAACAGGAAATCTACTCGAAGCGATTGTAGAATAGGAGATTGGATTATGTCGACAAAACCCATTGGAACTCTTGGAACCATACCCACGATCACTATTGGAGGGAGAGTTTTTGTTGATTTAGACAACCTGATTATTCTTTATTACTATGTGCCCACTGCTGGGAATTTTACGACAGGTAGAGCAGCTGGAACATCGTCGGGTTATCAAGTCTCTGGAACTTTGACCACACTCTCTGTCACTGCGGTTCCCAATAGTCCAACGAGTGCTCTTCAAGGAATCATTCTTTATGGAGACAACGATGTCGGTTTGAATACTTCTGCTCCCACAAATCCAAAATACATCGATAGCAATTTTGGCTTGAAAGTAGTTATCGCTTCTGGCACCACCACTAATTCTGTGCCATTTTCTTTTGCGACTCCAAACACTAAATATCCAGCCATGTCTGCTGCCAATGATGGAGGCAGCTTCATGAGTTACAGTTATTTATCTTAAATATGAATAACAAAATTCCAACTCTCAAAAGATGGGTTCAATTCCATAATGTTTTAGCGGGATATGCTCATCATTGCCCTGGAATTGCTGAAGGTCAAAGAGTGATCACTGGACATGTGCATGAGATTGATCGAACTCTTTGGATTGCAAAATGCACTGGAAATGAAATTTGGAAACTCGATCAACCTGGCACGATTGCTGAACACAATATCCCACAAAAATCAGGGATCAATTTCAGGCAAATTTTTGAAAGTAGTTTAGATAAAATTTCAGACATTAAGAGACAATGGAAATAATGAATGCCAACATTCGGAAATTATCCAGATAAATACCTTCTTTACAATCAGCAGAAGTCTAAAAACTTAGCGCTGGTTTTTCAGATTGAAGGCATTGATCAACTTTTCGGTGTTTCAAGAACCTATACGGTGATTCGGTATGGGGATCCTGGATTGTTTTATGGTTTACCTGATCTTGTGTATGGAGGCCTTAGGCTAGTGGGGGGGGCACATGGAGCAGGTGGGGTCAAGCCTTACATCATTTTTGATCAAGGCTTGACCATTTCTCAAAGAATTGAACCTGAGCAGGGGAAAGGAAACGTAGGTGCCATTCAAATCTCGATGATCGATAAGAATGGCGAGATTTCAAAATTGATTGCTCCCGGCATCACCGTGGATGAAGTCCTGCTCAATCGACAAGTCACATTGTATTTGGGATATCGACAATCCTCATTCCCGGAAGATTATTTGATCATTTATCGAGGATATATTACGAGTTTGGATTGCCCTCCGGGCGCGGTTGTTTTTCAGATCTCTGATTCGACAACTCGCACCCGACAAGCCATTTGTGATGTCCCCACCACAAAAACGACAGATATTGTGGATGCCTCCACTGGGGATATTCCAGTTTTGACTACGGCTTCCCTGTATAAGCAAATCATCGGTCCTGATGGAACCTATGATCCCATTGTGGCTACTTTCATCAAAGTCGAAGATGAAATCATGCAATATGGAGCGACTGGGATCATCAATGGCACAGATATTTTAGTGACGCGCGGTAGTTATGGCACGACTCCAGCTAGTCACGCTGCCGATTCGGATGTCAGTAATTCTATCGAATTGGGTCATAATGTGGAAGGCGAAAATTTTGTCACATTGGCTCTGAAGCTTCTTTTGTCTGGATGGGCTGGCCCTTGTGAGCAGAATGTTGAAGTTTTGTCTTTTGTCTGGACTTACAATTTAGATTTAGGATTTGTGAATAATGTTTTTGTTTTGAAAACCCAAGATGCCAAACGTGACTTGGGATTGACGGTTGGAGATTATTTCACGATCAGTGGATCTTCTCATCCTTCCAATAATGTGAGTGGTAAAATCACTCAGATTTCTATTTTAAATAGCTTCAATCGCCTGATCTACACTGACAAAACATTCACTTTAGAAAACCCCTCCAGTGCCGTGGTCGCCTTTCGATCGAAATACGATACTCTTCCCGTCACTGCGGGTGCGAAATGTCGCATGCGTGATGTGGATGTGGAGGGAATGGAAAACATCCGATCGAATTATTTCGATGCAGGCATTTTCAATGTGAGATTGTATTTGGATGCCGCAGTTTTCGCTAAAGACGTGATTGATACTGAGCTGATGCTACCCATGGGTTCTTATGGCATCAGTCGTTATGGACGAATTTCCATGTCTGTGGCGAAACCTCCTTTGCCTGGAATCGGGAAATTGGTTCAATTGGATTGGACGAACGTTTTAGATCCAGACAAAATTCATGTGACTCGAGCCACGAACTCAAGGAATTTTTTCAATCAAGTGAGCTATGAGTACGACTTCAATCCAGTCGACGGAACTTTTGGAACTATCCAATATTTCTTAGATACTGATTCAGCGACTCTTTTCAATCAAACCGCAACGCTTCCCATTACCACGAAAGCCATTCACACCGATTTGGGTGGAGCAGATGTCGCTCAAATTCGAGGAGGACAACTTCTTAATCGCTATAAAAAAGTCGCAGTGATGATTGAACTCACCGTCAATTGGAGCGTGGGCTCTCTCATTGAACTTTCCGATATCGTGCTTTTAGTGGATGAGGGAAAGCTCAAGATCATGAATTTTGAGACGGGTCAGAGAAATTTAAGATCTCAACTTTTTGAAGTAGTGGATCGTGAACTCAATATTGGGCAAGGAACGGCGAAACTCAAGCTTCTCAGTGGGGTAGGTTTCAGCTTCTATTCCAGGTTTGGATTGTATTCCCCTTCGTCCAAAATCGCAGCAGGCTCGACTTCCACTCGATTGAAATTGAAGCCTAGCTTTGGGCAAACCGATGTTTTCAGTGAAATCCAAAAGTGGACTCAATTCTTTGGATATAAAATTCAAGTGCATGATTACGCCTATACCGTGAATGAGAAAGTGACGATGGTGAGTGTGGATCCTGCTGATTCCACCGCTCTTCTAGTGGATCCACCGCTTTCCTTTACGCCTCCTGAGGATTACATCATTGATATTGATACTTACAATGTGAATCCAGATGAGGAGAGTAAATACAAAACTTTGTATGAGTATTTCACTCCCTCGATTCCAGTGACGAGTGGAGTATCGACGACTCAATTTCATGTGTCTTTATCGGATGTTTCAAAATTGACTATTGGCAATACAGTGATTTTGAGAAACACCGATTACTCAGTGGTCAGTCCAGAGATTGCAATTTTGAGCATTGTAGGTACTCTGGTCACATTGGCAAGCGCGTTGACTTTTACTCCGGATTCTACCTATACGGTAGAGGGTATCGGATTCACAGATGGAACCAGTTTTTATAGGTGGGGATGAAAAATGTCAGATATTGCACCCAGTGAAGTAAAAATTCAAGCCGAGAGTGTTCAGTTCAATCAACCCGCGAGTGAAGCTTCTCAGTTTGCTATTGGGGGTTTAGCAAACGCCTTACGAGAAATCATCATGCCGGTGGGATCGATCATTTATTCCATGCTGGATGAGACGACCTTTCAAGCTCAAAATACCGATCCCAGTCCTGCGCGCTGGATTCTAGCCGATGGGCGTGATGTGACGGGTTCTAAGTATGCTTCTTTGGTGGCTTCTACGGTGCCTGATTTACGAGGCGTTTTCCTTCGGGGAAAAAACTATGGCCGTAGTACGGGATCCGGGGATCCGAGTGGGGATTTACCCGTTGGGCATTATGAGGGTGACGTTTTCAAATCCCATAACCATGCGATCAATGATCCATCTCATACTCATATCGTCAACGATCCAGGTCACAGCCATTTGTACAATGGTGGGGGAAACCATGCGGGGATTGGACCGACGACTGCTGGAAACAATACTAATTTGGTTCCAACATCCATAGAAACAACGGGCGTGAATCTTCAAACCGCTTTGACGGGGATCACGATTTTGAATACTGGGTCAGCAGAGACCGCTCCTCGAGCAGTGGTAGTGAATGCTTTTATTCGGATTAACTGATGAATACTGAATTTGATTCCACGATTCTCAAATACGAATCTGCCTATGGCGTGAATGCTCTTTGGGTCAAAGCATTGATTGCCCAAGAAAGCTCTTTTAATCCAAACGTCATTCGTTATGAGGCAGCTTACAGCTATCTCTGTAGCCCAACCAAATTCATCAACGCTCAAAATTCTTTAGATACTGAAATGAATGCCCAGAGGATCTCTTGGGGATTGGGTCAATTGATGGGAGCGGTCGCTCGGGAATTGGGACATGTGGGATTCATGACCGAGCTTTTGAATCCAGAAATCAACATTGTGTTCATTTACAAAAAGCTTCAAATTTTAAAACAGACCTCCAATCAGCCCGAAGATGTCTTTTGCATGTACAATGGCGGGAAAGGTGCTTTTTTGAAGAAACTCAAGACGGGCTTTTATCCCAATGCCTACTACGTTTCGAGCTTGATGACTCATTTGAACAATACCGTGATTTAGGTCACATTTTATACAGAGGTGCATAAATATGCAAAACTTACTATCGATCGTCCAATTCGTTGCAGCCAATTATCAAGCCTTGATCGCAGCTGCAGTGGGCATTTTAAGCGGCGTCATTGCTATTTGTTTGCTCATTCCAGGCGACCAACCTGAAAAATCTCTTCAAAAAGTGGTCGATATCCTGCAAAGCATTTCCAGGAAGTAATCGATGCTATTAGCCTTCTTAAAAGCTGTGGCGGCAATCCCCGCGATTTGGGATATGTTGAAAACGATTATGGGCAAAATCAGTGATGGAATAGCGACCATTGAAGAGAATCGTGCAAAAAAACAATTGAATGATGCGATTGATCAGGCTAAGCAAACCAAAGATACATCAGGCCTAGATAAAATGTTCAATCCAGATGGAGAGAAATGAAGAATTACATTCCTGTTTCACAAGTCTTGACCTGCTTTGGAATAGGGATTCTTTTGATTCTTTTTGTCATTCAGTCCGGTTGTAAATCTATGCCGCCGTCGATTGATGCAAAATTCTGGGCAGGGGATTCTCAAAACGACGGCATTACAAGAGCTCAAGATCATGAAACGATTCCATGCAAGGATTCCAGATTCGATGAATATGTTTGCCAAAGCTATGCTGACTTAAGAAAAATTTACCAGACTCTTTTGAAATGCAAACAATGGTCAACGTCATTAGACTCCGAAGACATGGCATTACTGGATTACGTTTTAAAACAGGAAGAGGCCAAGATCCAGGGAACCAGAAATGGATCTCCATGAGGATTATGGTTTAGGATTTTGGATCAAGATCCTTGGAGTTCTGTTATCTCTCACCGTCTCATCGATTATTTTTGTCTACTCTACCTTTCAAACACGAGCAGATGCCACAAAAGATCAAGACAGCATTGAAAAGAGATTGGAAAGAATCGAAAACAAAGTCGATCGATTATTGAATGATCACTGATCTTTGCCTCTCAACAAAAAGCAAGCGATCAACAAACTGAAATAGCTGAATAAAAATATCCACTGTCTGGCATTCATAGTTTCATGCGATGACTGGGATTTGCATCGGGATAATGCGTGTTCTTGTGCGGGCGAGGATTCGGTTGGATTGCGTGGGTGCAGGCTGTGAATAGCAGAATGAGAAGAATCAATATTTTCATTTTAACCCCAAGGAGGAGGAGCCTTGAATTGCTTCAAAATATACGTTTTTCCGAAAAGAATTTTGTACTTCGTGATGAGTCCAGTTCCTTCGTAGTCACACCAATAATAAGCCCTGCAAAAAAACAATGCGATCCTCTCCCATACCTTAAGCTTGTCAATGCTCATTTCTCCTCCAGGATCTTTTCGATTTCGGCGAGCGCGTATGAACTATTAGCTGCTACCATATCGTGGTTCTCAAAGTAATCCTCTTCGAGTTCAAGTGCCGCACGATGGAGTTGATGCTTTGCCACATGAATCGCCCTACGGTGACGTTCGAGCTGGTCGAGAAGCCACAAGAGATCGTCTTGTGAGGGCGACACAACTGGTGCAATAGGCATAAACGCACTTTTCTTCCATATTTCCTTCATCCTGGTATCGAGGGGGGTTGGGGTCATGAAAAATAAACATCCTTCTTAATCCAAAACATCCACCATTTTCGCTGGATTAATGTATAACCTGATTTTTGACAATCCCAACAAGGATAAAAAATCCCATTCGAAAGATCATAAACAGCATGTTTTTTTGTGCAAACACTACAAGGCATATTATGTTCTGCCATCGGGCTACCTCCAAAATCATTGACAGATATTTCAAGTAATTTCATTGTTTGGCTTTCTTAAAATAAAACATGCAATATGCTGACCTATGCCTTTACCTGGTTTTCCGTCTTCAATCGCACACCATTTTACGTCTTTTAAATTTCTTACCAATGCCCCGGCTTCAAGTAATAAATGGATCCATTTGTAAATTGGAAATACGAAAACCACTTGTTTACCTTTTTTGTTTTCTTCGATTGCTTTTCTCACCCACGCAGTCGGTCCACTAAAGGGAGGATTTACATAGGTTGATTCTCCCCACTCAACAGTCAGTCCATCAAAACCTTCCGGTCTTGGATATGGGCATGCATCAAAATCAAAGTGAAATTCTTTGTTCAATGCTTTCATTAGTTCAGGAGGTGTTAACCAGTAATTTTTTCCATCTTTAGCAATACCAATGCCTTCTCTTGGACTCATCTCACTTACTCCCTTCTGCGATGAGTGCGCGGATTCGTGCAGCACAAATTAAAATATTCGTGACCACCAGTTCTTTTCCTTTTAGTTTTCGAAGCTCTTCTGCTCTGAAGTCACAAACTTTAGCTGCCTCTTCCAAAGCCGTGCTTCTCGCTTGATTGATGATTTGCTGGAAGCATTCTTCAATGGTCATCGTCTCACTCACTGCCACTCTAGACCAATAGAAATTCGCCCATTCCTTCGCGGTTTTAGGTTGGTTGGTCATTCAATAATCTCCGTCATCTTCGTTCGGTAGCAATTCATTGACCTGACTCTCGAGAAGACCGAATTCATGTTTCAATATCGTTCGTTTAACCTTCCTGGTCACTCCAGTCATGTTCACAATTCCATTGATCTCCTTCAATTTATCGTTTAATCCCTGCTGAATGACCTTCCAATCATCCGGATGAATAATTAAATTGTCCGGCTTTATTCTTACCGTCATCGCCTCCCTCTTCAACATGTCCAAGGAGTCCTTGAGCGATTTGGCGCTCATTTCTTCACCTTCAATAGCGCTCGGAGTTGTTTACCACAGGGCATATGCCTCATTGAGATTTGTATGCATTCCTCAATGGCTTCTTCCCTCGCTATCTCCATCACGCGCTCGAAGTCCTTCTTCAAGATGGCCCTCCAAGTCCGATCCGCGAACCATTCACTGGCGAACTTCTGTGCGATCTTGAGCTTGAGGTTCATTCTTCCCACTCTCCGATAATGTCTAAGCCGCTTTCCCGGTTTAAATAAATTCCATCCCTATAAAACATTCCATCTTCGCACCAAGAGGAACTCGACCATGACTGATCTATTAAACATGCTCCACGAATGGGGTACGATCCAAAATCATCCACCGCGTAAATCCTGGCCTTGTTTCCGTCCCTGCATTTGTAGAATTTACCTACTTCGATCTTCATGCGTTCTTATACTCCCAACCCCAACCCCGACCCCGACCGCGATCGCGACCCCGACCACGACCCCGACCGCGACCACGACCACGACCACGACCGCGACCACGACCACGACTTATCAAAACCTGTCAGGATCAATGCTTGGTTCATTTTTGCCCTTTCGGAAGGGCATGCCTCCAAAGCGTGGCGTCAATGATAGAGCCCCGACCCACAATCACATCGTCCTGAAAACCCTCGTACTCATTGATCTTGCCGTCTTTAATGCAATCAAAGAAACGGCCATCGTCCGCAATCCAAGCCGCTTCTTCGAGCACGAGCTCTTTGGCTGTGACCTTCACAAGCCGTCCCGTTAAGTGATGGGTCACTGTACGGATAAAATAACTTTTGCCCACTTGATAGGGATGAGAGCCTTCGCTGCTCGGTCCTTTCAATAAGGATTGAATATGCTTGATTTGCTTTACGGTTAGATTATCCAGATTATCGATTTCCATTTTTTCTCCTTCTTGTGTTTTCATTTCTTCATCCTCCCGAACTTCATCCTCAACCTCTCTAACCTCTGCTTCACGACGTCCTCAGAGCACCCCAGCACGTCCGCCACCTCGCGCGCGTAGTACCCGTAGGCGAAGTAGAGCTGCGCGGTCACGCGGTCCTCCACGCTGAATTCCCTCACGATCCCTTGGCAATCCAGGGCTTCCGCGGCGGTCATCTCGTAGCTCCTGAGCTCTTTGAGCTCCTCGTCCGATAAATCAACCCGCTCTCTTCTGTGCTTCCGGTAACTCTTCGTGTCCGCTCGTGCAGCATCTGAAACTGCCTGATCGATGGATTGGCGACTATGTGGTCTCTCCAGAAATCCAAGTATGACTTGTTGGGCGTAGTCGTCGGCAACTTCTGGTTTAAGGTAACGTACAAGCGCTCTTCGGTAAGCGCGCTTCCTGAATCTTTTCGCTTCCTCATCGGTCATTCCTTCAGCATACGCTCAAGCCAATCCGCGTAAAGCTCGCAATATTTCAATGTGCTATACGCCGGAGCCTTCCGGAGCCGTTCCACGGCCTTCCTAAATCCGAATTCACAACCCTTCAAGAACAGCTCATCGTGATCATCGGTATGCTGAATCCTGATTTCTTCGTTCTCGAAATCATCCCTGACGCGGTTGATTTTTTTCATATCCATTCCTTCAGTATTCTGGCGGCCTGCGCCCTTGAAAGAGTCTTTTGATCAAAAGGAATGGAAACCACAGAGGTGCACTCACTAAGGCAAAAGCACAAATGATGAAATAAGAGTAAAAAAAGATGCACATCTCTACCCCATCCATCATCTCGCCCTCTAGATTTTTTAAGAAATCTCGCATTCCTTATAGTTCCTTTCTTGGTGCAGATTCCCTCAAGAGCTCAAGGAGCTTCTCGGATTGCGCGATCCTCCATTCGGATCTTTTAGAAGCAGAACCAGCATAAGCAGCAGCATAAGCAGCAGCATAAGCAGCATAAGCAGCAGTAGCATAAGTAGCATCAGCAGCAGTAGCAGCATTAGCAGCAGTAGCAGCAGTAGCAGCAGTAGCATAAGTAGCATCAGCAGCAGCAGCAGTCCATTGCTCTTTTGTTATATCTTCGCCGTTTAATTTTTTAGAATAAAGATCAGCGACCTCCTGGATCGCTTTCCGTTGCCGGTCCGTCCTCGCGAACTGCAACACGCCATACTTTTCATTAACCAGCAGCCAAACTGCAAACATTGGCCATACATTCGAGAGATCAACACCCACTGGGACAGCGCTCAAGAACCTCTCAGGCCACGTCATGGCGAGCCCGTTCGGCAGGCTTTCGAATATCCCGTCCTCAAGTCTAGCTAGGATCCTGGGGATGCCGAGTTTATCTTCATAGTCCGCGTGGTCACCAGAATGAACTGTGCACCCGACGGCGCAACCCTTTCCATTCTCCCAGTATTGTCCCTTGACGATTTCATCCGCTAGGGCATGAGCTTGGATACGAGCCAAATATTTTTCCTTGATCTCGGGTTTACCGTGAAAAGACAGCATATTATTTCACACTTTCTTGGAGTTGATCCATGCATTTCTCATAGCCTAAAGGAATGAGATTGAGGAGTTGATCGAATTGTTTCTTATTCAATTGTTTCTTGGAATCTAAGCCATAGGCGTATTTCATGTATTCTTTCAATTTCTCATCCGTCCATCCGCTTTCTTTAGCTCGAATGATCAAAAGCCTCACCTGGGCTTCACTGACGAAAGAATGAGAAACGGGTACAGGTTTGATTTCTGAAACAGGAGGAGTGGAAAGAGAGCTAGGAATTTTCTCCTCCTGTTCCAGTGATGCCCCTACTGGCAACAAGCAGCTTGGTTCAGTAGAGGCATTCGAGACAGAAGGCACTATTACCTCTGTCTTACCTTCAGGCTCTTGGCCTAATTCTTCTGCGGTGTAACTGACTCCCGCCAAGGCGTCCGGGAAAATGGCTCTCGCCATCGCGCTAATGCAACGAGCTCTGAGCATAGCGGTGGGATAAGAGATCCAGGGACCTTTAGAAGCCAGCCCTGCTTTTTTAGCATCGTCCATATTGAATTCAAATCGCGCGGGTTTACCTTTTGGGCGACAGGCTTCAATGATGCATTTTTGAGCATCGGTATGAATAAAATCAACGTTCGCACCAGGAACGCGTTGATAGATCATGGCCAGCATGAGTTCACTACTCATCGTGGGTTTCCCGTTGACGACAGCGATTTGAGAGAAGGCTTGCATGGGCGGAATACCGAGCTCACGTCCTTTCAGCATGATCACAATGGCTTGTTCAGGAGTTTTAATGGTGGTGGGAAGAAATCCGCTTTGAACCGCCATACGACCGAGTTCCTTCATGGTCTGAAATTCTTGAGGAGAAGGCATGATAGTCAGGTCATTCATAATTGTTTTCCAATCGATCGATCAAAGTCAGAAGAGTATTAATGATTCTTTTTTGATGCTGAACTTCTTTTTTTTGTTTCTCGATCTGATCTTGTAAGATTTCTTGTGGACTCTTTTCATAGGGAGCAGGACCAGATGCGGCGTGCATCAAATCATTTTGAGCCGTGAGAATGTGTTGCTGAAGAATGGATTCAGACATTTTAACTCCTTATTTCAGTGATTGAACTCCAAAAATAAGAAAGCCTGGTCGGCACGTCGAAGTGAAACCAGGCTTTCTATCGACAAAAGAAATCCGTAAATGAGGGAGGATATTCTTTTGTCAAAACTTGTTTTCGACGTGCTGAGGACTCAATAAGAGAGCCGAAAAGAGAAGTCAAATCTTTTTTTACTTCTCCCATTCTTTGGGGAAATGTCCGGCTGAATCTCTCCATTTGGCATCAAAGGCCTCATCGAGGATTTGAGACACGATGTCGGGTTTGCGGATGAAGCCTCGTAATTCCTTTTTAAAGCCCTCTAATCGAATTCTGGTGCGTTTCATGAGCTTTTGAGCACGCTCGATCTTCTCGACGTCTTTCGTTGATTTCGCCATCTCATGAGCCAGGACGGCCGCGCAATAGTTCACACAAGCGAGATGAGCCTTCTGCCGATTACTTGACTTATTCATCCAGGTATACTATACTGATCTTAGATAGAAATTCAAGAGGGATTTATGAGAATCATGGGATTGCTAATGATACTGGGTTTAATGAGTCAGGGATGTGGGAAGGCCACGGCAGGGAATGGGTATGACCTGAGTTGTCAGCAAGCCGATGAGACGCATACCCGTTGTATCAACTTAGAAGTCATTTGCTATGAATCTCCTCATGGCATTTCTTGTGTGAAGAGGTAATTATGAAAACTCAAGGCACGCCTAAAACCCTAATTGAAGCCATCGATCATGCATTTAACGAACTGGATGAGATGCGATTTGACGGCCCCTATAGCAGATGCCGAGATGATTTAATGAAACAGTACATCAAAGATTTTCAAGCTCAAATCTTTGGAGCCTTCATGCTGAAAGCCACGGACTCAGAAGCTCAATTGCTTCGGGAACTTTGGGAACGGCTTTATTCTGCAGAATAAAAAGATCCCACTCGCATCCATACTTCCTACTATCCTCAAAAAGGAATTCGTTCTGAACAGGAGTGGGATTTCTTATGATAAGCTGCCAAACAATACCGCGCAACACTGGACGACACTACACTAGACAGCACCATACGATACACAACTGTACCTTACTCACTTTACTTAACTCAACTTAACTCAACTTTACACCACAGTACTTGACAGAACGCGACCTTTCGCCTTACTACACTACATCACGCACAAATGGACTTTACAATACTGTATTATGCTTGACGGTACGTCACTCATTCATTTCAGTGAATTCCACCACCGAAAATTGTCCAAAATATCCTGATTTCTGAACTCGAAAAGAACCAATGCCGGATCTTTTTCCTGCATCATTCAAAATATTGAGAGTCGTTTGTGGAGAGATTAAATCATCATCAATCGTGATTTCAAATTGAGCATTCCATCGATCAAATCTCGGACGACAAACAGCTACAGCACCTTTCAGGTGATTCGTGGCTTTACGAATATCCACTTCGAATTTCTTCAAAGGGACTCCATCATCATCGATCAAGAGAGCAAACTCTTGAGAAGGTCTAAAGACTCCACCGGCAATGGCTTTGTAGCTTTTTCTTGAAGAATTGGTTTGTTTGTAATCTCCAGCCACATGAGCAAAAGCTCCAGAGATATATCCCATGGGAATATAAAAATCACCTTTCTCCGTCTTGTAGGCATAAGACTCAGCAATCTCTCTAGGAGTTAGTTCAATCTTATCTTTCTTTTTTTTCCCTTTTGTCCCTAAGAGATTAAAAAGTTCCTCTTCTCTCATTCTGTGATGCATCAAAGGAGTGTTTCCTTTGATCTTGACTTGAATTCGTTTCATCTTCCATCCTTTCAGGCAATAAAATACTATCCCCTGATTCTTTCAATACACTCAGCAATTGCGAGAAGCATTTCATCATTGAAAGCTTCTACTCTAAAAACTGTATAATGATTTATTTCATAAACTTTATCCTTTCTTAAATCTCTTTTTTTTTGGCTACGTTTCTCATGAATGCTTCCATCTATTTCAATGACATATTTGAATTTGTGATTGATCACATCCGGGATGTAATGCATCCAGGGTTTGTTGTATTCACCTCTCTCATGCTCAAGTCCACTTTTCTTCCAAAAGTCCTGAAACCATTTTTCAGATTGAGGTAAGTTAGAATTTAATCGTTGAGCTACAAGTTGAAGATCTCTCTTTTTTTTTGTCCGTTTCAATTTCATCATTACTATCTACTTCCATTCATTCTGACCCAAGATCCGAACGGAGGTGAGACACAACAAGGCCAACGAGAAAGAATCCCTAGAGATTCAATCCCTGCCTTGTTGTGTGTCGAAAGCTTTCTGACCCTGAGTCGTCAGGAGGCTCAACACAGGACGTGTGATGTGACAGCACACGTCCCAGAGGGTTTCACTTCGTCCACGCTGCACGTGTCCGCGGTTACCGCGCTGTCCCCTCTAAGGATTTACTCCTCACAAGTCCCAGCTCGTAGGGCTATAGAACTCTGCCGATGGCCCTAAACTGTCTCGATCATCGCCCGTTGTTTGAGATGTCCAACGATGACCGTACTACCCACTTCTCATTGAGTGCGCTTTATTTTGATGATTGATTTAGTTACCCGAAGGGTGCTAGATTCGACTCATCAAGATTACACGCAAGTATCTTATTAACCCTCTTGACTTCAAAACTCAAGGGGGTTTTTGTTTTGATATGCAAGTGATTGAATTTGAAATGCCTGGCCTCCCTCCCCTCCAAAACATCGCTCTCTTAGTCCATCGCATGAAACGATACCGACTTAGTCAAGAATGGCATGAGCTTGTTTGGGCTTACGCTAGCCCTCAGAGGCCTTCGAAACCCTTTCGGAGGTATCAGCTCAGCCTCACTCGCTTCTCGTCTTCTGAGCCCGATTACGACGGTCTGGTAGCCAGTTTTAAATGGGTCGTCGATGGACTCAAACATGCCCAGATCATTCAAGACGACAAACTGTCTCAGTCCGGCCCCTGGAACTGTTCCTGGATCAAATGCAAAAAAAAAGAAGGAAAGATCCGAGTCCGAGTTGAATCTCGGGATTAAGGAATCGTAGGGAAACTCCATAGGTTGACTAAATTCTGTGAAAGCTGATTGGGTACCTGGATCGCAGTGGTCTTGATGCTCACGGGCTTTAATCCAGGAACATTGTACCGAATCTCAAAAGTATAGGGATGAATCCCCAAAGACTGAGTCTCCACCACCCCATCACTCGCACTCACATCGGGCTTCTGTAGAAATAAAACCGTCGTCTCGACATAGCCATTAGCGTCATAAGCAAAGATTCTTTGGAAAGGAGCAATCATGAAGGCTCCGTATTTGAACTCTTGAGTCGATGAAACCACGAGTACCGCCTTCTCCACGCTCCCAATGGCACCGATCATGTCTTTTAAGAAATTGAAGACGATGCATTGATTCGGCAGAGTCGGAAAAGGCTGCTCGAAATTGTAGGTCAAAACGACTTGGGTAAGAGTGGGCGTGGTGGAGCCATCGGCTGAATGAAGAAAGGCTTTGATGTTGACGTTGACGCCTTGAGAGATACTGAGGGTGCCAACATGAGCAGCCACGGTTGCGGCATCATTGGCTTGGGCATAGCTACCATCCGATGCAACCCATGCCGTGCCGTTCCAGTAGGTGTCCTGTCCTTGAATAACCAAGGCATATCGGATCGCATCTGAGCCCGATGCAGAGCTCGTTTCTGAAAAGGCAAGGATCGCACTGGCTGAGATTCCACTGGTATTAACCAAGGTCGGATTTCCGGTATCATAGATTTGTCCCGTATAGGTTAAAGTCAAATCATCCACACTCATTTGAAGATTCGAATCATCCCAAATCACCCGGATGACTACAGTATTGGAAGCCGTGAGATTCCCAATCTGAGCATTCACCACACTGGCTGAATTCGATTGAGCATAACTCTCATCTGAGGCCAACCACGAAGAACCATTCCAATATTTTCCATTCACGGTGTAATGAGGCGTATTTCCATCCGTCGTACTGAAAGCATCCAAGCTCTGAATCGCCCCGGTTCCAGGATAAGTGAAAGTCGGCAAAACGACAGTGTCAGTCAGATAAATGAATTCGGGGACAGAATACCCAGGCGTGTAATTGGAGGTGTGTTGAACGGTCGTAAAGACCTCGATATCATCAAACGATCCATTGAAATAACCCGGAGTGCTCGGAGCCGTTTCATCCGCTCCAATATTGAAAATATTGATCGATGAGCTCCGGGCAGCCGTCACTAGCGTGATCGCCGAGCCAAATTGAATTCCATCGATGAATACGCGAGTCGCTCCATTCGTAAAATCGAGATTCGTTTCGATCTCATAAGTTTGTCCCGACACCGGAGACCAAGCCCCTAGGTCCGTGTCCGTCAATGTCGCTCCCGCTGCATTGGCCACAAAAAGGTGCAGATGCCCAGTCCCCGTTCGATAAAGCGTCATGTAATTGTGCGTGCTATTCACGGCTTCCGACATCGCCCAAAGAATCGTCGTCCCACTCAAAGTCAAAGGCGTCACCTTCATTTTGATCGCGCCCACGCTGACAATCTGAGCATTCCCTACCGCTGAGTACTGCACGCCCCCCGTGCCATTGCAAACGAGCTTCCCGCCTGAAACATGCCCCGTTCCCAATGCCGTTCCCGTCAACGTCCCATTGCCCCAGTTCCCATCGAGTGAGCTCGTATAGGTCGCTCCAAACGAAGCATTCGCTGGCCTTTGGTCCACTTGCCTCATCACTCCAGACACAAACTCAGTTCTTGAAGCATCAAACGTAAATCCAGCCGAAGAAGCAAAACTTTGATTGAAAAGCTGAGAAGGATTGTTTTTTAATTTCAACTCGGCCAGAGGTCCCGTGAATTGTATTTTCGTCGAATCAAAAATGAAATTGCCGGGCGTGTCATAATTGATGGTTTGAACCAAAGACATGAACTCTCCTTTTGACTTTTTTCTTGTAATCCTGACTTTACTTGTTATCGCTGTAAAAGAGGAAATCTTCAAATATGTCAAAAAAAGTTCTCATTACAGGCTCAGCAGGATTTGTCGGTCATCATTTTGTGGATTACTTCTTAGAAAAAACAGATTGGGACATCGTTGGACTCGATTCCTTCAAACACCGGGGCGATTCCATGCGAGTTCAAACTCACGAACGCTATCAGATCTATACCTGCGATTTGACGACTCCCATCTCCTATCGGCTCGCCTCTCAAATCGGAGAAATCGATTATTTGCTTTCTGTAGCCAGTGAATCCCATGTCGATCGATCCATCACCGATCCCGTGCCTTTTGTGAAAAACAATGTCGATTTGATTTTGAACGTCTTGGAATACGCTCGCGTCGTGAAGCCCAAAGTCTTTTTACAAATCTCAACCGATGAAGTCTATGGCGCAGCTCCGGAAGGCATCGATCATCAGGAATGGTCCAGTATTCTTCCCTCCAATCCCTACTCGGCTTCTAAAGCCGCTCAAGAAGCCATTGCGATTTCTTATTGGCGTACCTTTGGAGTTCCTCTCATTCTCACCAACACCATGAACATGCTGGGTAAAAGGCAAGATCCAGAAAAGTATCTCCCCATGCTCATTCATCGCATCGCTCATGACCTGAAAGTCATCGTGCATGGAACCCCAGAATACATCGGAAAACGCCATTATTTGGATTGCACGAATCTAGCCGACGCCGTTCATTTCTTGATCACAAAAACCACTCCCACTCTCTACCACGATGATCCAAAAAAGATCATTCTACCGGATCGATACAACATTGTGGGAGATGTTGAATTGGATAATCTGCAATTGGCTGAAGCCGTCGCAGCCATTCTTCAAAAAAATCTCAATGTGGAATTTTTGGATTTTCATCAAGCTAGGCCTGGACATGACCGCAGATATTCGTTAGATGGGTCTAAAATAAAAAACTTAGGCTGGAGCGCTCCGATTTCACTGGAGCAAACCTTGAATGAAATCATTGAGTACACGTTGAAAAATCCCATTTGGTTGAAATAATCCATGATCAATACAGAAAAAAAACTAGAGATCTTTCAGAACCTGAATGAGTACAAAAAAAAATATCAAGAAGCAAAACCTTTTTCTCATCTGGTGATTGATGAATATTTTGATCATCAATACTTGTTGAATATCGAGCGAGAATTCCCTAAGCCAGGAACTACCTGGTGGAAGTATCACAATCCTTTTGAAAAGAAGTTTGCCTTTGATCAATTCGAATGGATGCCTGCTTTGATTCAAGACTTCATCATGCAGCTTCAAAGCTTTCCCTTCATTCATTTCTTAGAGCAAGTCACTGGTATCGATGGACTTCTGCCGGATCCCAAGCTCAACGGAGGAGGCTTGCATCAAATCGTGCGAGGCGGGAAACTCGATATCCATGCCGATTACAACTATCATCCCCTAACAAAACTTGATCGAAGATTGAATGTCCTCATTTATTTAAATCAAGACTGGCTGCCTTCCTGGGCAGGCGCTTTGGAGTTTTGGGATCAAAAAATGACTCAGTGTCAAAAAGAAATTCTGCCTCTTTTCAATCGCCTGGTGATTTTTTCAACGACCGACATTTCTTTTCATGGGCATCCCGAGCCTCTTTTATGCCCAGAGGATCGAACCAGAAAATCCATTGCGCTTTATTATTACACCAATGGCCGCCCCGAGCATGAAAGATCAGCGCCTCACTCCACTCTTTATCAAAAGCGCCCTCAAGATGAAGAGAGTCCTGAAATGGCGGATCTCAGACAGAAGCGCGCGAAAGGGCGGATATGAATCGAGAAGAAATCGCGAGGCTTTACATCCAAGGCAAAGGCATTGAAATCGGAGCGCATCATCATCCCTTTCCCGTCATGCCCTGGCAATTCAAGGTGACTTACATCGATAAATTCCCAAAAGATGTTTTAGTGCCGATGTTCCCCGAGATCCCAGCGTCTCAAGTCATTGAACCTCAGATCGTCACTAACGGAATGACTTTAGACGGGATCGCGTCTGAATCCCAATATTTTGTGATTGCTTCTCACGTCATTGAACACATGGAAAGCGCTTTGGTAGCGATTGAGAATCATTTGAGAGTGACGAAGCCCGGTGGAATTATTTTTTACGCCATTCCTGATTTCACGAATCCTTTTGATAAAAAAAGAGCCATCACCTCTTATGCTCACCACGAAACGGATTATCATCAGTACACGTATCAACCATTGGATTTCCAAGCCAATCTTCAGCGGCATTATTTAGAGTATCTCTCCGTTGTGGATCAAATCACGGGAGAAAGAGCCATTCAGATCGCTGATGAGTACATGCAAAAAAACCGGGATATTCATTTCCATGTCTTTAATCAGGATGAGATTTTAAGAATTTTCACTCGATTCAAAAAGCTTTTTTATACCGTGGAATTCTATGAATACTTGCCCAAACATTTTGAACACTTTGTGGTGATCAGAAAAAAATGAATGACACTGAACCTCAAGATATTCTGAGACTGCATGCTGATTTTGATCCCACCACGGTGATTTGCTTGAGCCACAAAAAAGGAGAGTTCATGGTGGATTTTTCTACTCCTTGTGAGCTTCATACTCTCACTTTGCTTTCAAAGATGTTAGAAACCGAAATCATTCATCTCACTCAAATCATGATGGCAGAAAGAAGAAACGATGATAAAAATCCTCCTCATTAGCCCTTACCCCAGAGATGCTAACTCCATGTGGAGAAGTGTCGGTCCCATGAAGTATCTGGCCAAGAATTCCAATGGGAAATATCAAATCAAGGTGCATCCCATCGGCCAAGACATTGCTTGGGATGAGATGGCCGATGTCGATCTCGTCTTTCTTCATCGCCCCTGCAGGCAAGATGATCTCACGATTCTTAAGATCGCACGCAATCTCAATATCCCGGTCTGGGTGGAATACGATGATTGGCTTTTTGATTTACCTTCTTGGAATCCACACAAAGCCTCTTATGACAATCCAGGATTGCAATCCGTCATGGCGAGCTGTGTGGCTTGCGCCGATGTGATCTCGGTCACCACGAGCGCTCTTTATGAAAAATTCAGAATCATCAATCCCAACGTCGTCATCGTTCCCAATGCCTACAGGTCTGATCTATTCCCTTACCGGAAAAAAGAAACGCCTAAACGCCAACGCGCATTTTTTTGGCGAGGCTCCAATACTCATGAAGGTGATATCCATTCCGTCTTAGACGGCATCAAACAACTCCCAGCTCCCACCTACTACCTGGGATCCCTCCCCTGGAATATCCAAGCGCAACTCAAGCAAGGGCAGGCCTTCATCGTGGGTCATCAAGATCCGTTTATCTACATGCGTTATATTTACAATCAAGCCTATCAGGTCATGATCAATCCTTTGATTGATTGTTTTTTCAATAGAGTGAAATCCAATATCGCCTACATCGAAGCCATGCATGCAGGAGCGCTTTGCGTGGCTCCTGACATGCCGGAATGGAGAAGGCCAGGAGTGATTACTTACATTCCTCATCGATCCGATGATTTCTTAAGAGCCTGCACTCAAGCCATTGAAATGGATGAGGCGACTTTCCAAGATCAAGTCGAAGATGGCTTTGCCGATATGAAATCCATGTATGATATCACGCATATCAATCAAATCAGGCTTTCAATGATTGAGGCCATGCTGGACAAAGAATTCAAACGAAATGAAAGAGATCCTTGGGATCAGCTCACGGCTTTATGGGCCATCAGCCATTTGAAAGGAAAACCTCTAGCTCCGGTCAATGAACAAACCTTGCAAGAAAAACATCTTACGGTAGAATCTACTTAAGGCATGGCAAAAGTCCCAGATACCTGGAGTCATGAGCAATGCATTTCCGTGGGATGCGTGGAATGGACTCAGCATTCCTCTGGACGGTGCGAGAAATGCAGGACTTATCATTGTATTGTGTGTAAAAAATTATTCACTTCCAATAAATATGTTTTTCATTCAAAACCCCGTTGTGCTTATTGCACCAGTAAAAATAAAACACTGAAATGAGATTTTATAATCCTCAAGATGAAGAAGATTTCAAACAGGAGCAGTTGATCAATGAATGGCTTGGTAAAAAAAAGAATCGATGGAATGGTATCAACTTTGTACGGAAATGTTATGGTCGCAAAGGGACTGATAAGTACTTTGGAATTTCAAGAACCCGAAGCCTTTCAGAAGAAATTGGAGGCGATGGAACCTCAACACTTGAGGATCTTATTATTGGATCTGATGGAAGAGATCTTGAAAATGGAGCATCAAACTTCCATACTCAAGAATATCTTGACCATCAAATTTATTTAAATTTGTTTTATTTAGGAATAAAGGAAGAACTCTTTCTATGGGTGAAAAAGATGTTATTATTGTCGATGAACGAAGAAAAAATGCTCTCACTGATATCGGAGATCGATTCGGAGTGAAAAAAACGGTCGAGCAATTGCAATCCCTCATGACTGAAGTGACCAAGGATAAGATCACCCCAGATACCGTCAATGCCGCATGTAATTGTGTTCAAAATCTCAATTTAACGATCAAAACTGCCATTCAAGCAGCTAAATTTTTGAGTGACAAATAAAAACTGTTTAGAATGCAAAAAACCGATTTCTCAAAAAGCTCATGCAAATCGTAAGAGATGCAGAAAATGTGTTGAGTTTTTCAGGCGATATCCTAAAACTTCTTTGACTCAAGAACAAATCCATGAAGCAAAAAAACTCATTGGAAAAATGAGTCGAGGGGATATTGCTCACGAAATGGGATGCTCGGTTGCTAGTTTGGGACGAGCCTTTCGAGGAACACGATTAGCGTTTTTCAATCGATATTCGATCAACCCAAAATTAGTCAAACAAGTTTGCGCTTATTATGAAATCCATGGAAGGAGAAAAACTCAAGAGCGTTTTCCTGAAATATGTATTAGATCAGTCGTTGAAAGATACAAGCAATTTAAACCCAGGCAATCCAGATGGACGGATTCTCAAATCATTGAAGCAGCTAAGATGGCTGGACTGGTTTCATTTAAACATCAAGCGAAATATTTCAATCGGCCTAATGCAAGAGCATGCTCCATCAAAGTTCTTTATGTGAAAAGATTCCATGCCGCTCCAAAACTCTTTCATGGAATGCCGGCATTTAAAGCTAAATATTTAGTCACAAAAGATTGCCCTTTTATTCGATCCAATATTGGTTCATTCAGGGGAATTGATGATCGACGAAAGCAAAATTCAAAACCTAGATCCACTCATCGAATAAAACTTTATCTTTGGTGCGATATGGAAAAACATTTAAGACCAGATCTTCCGCCTTTCATTCAAGAAAGCATTCGATCTTTAGCGCAATTTCAATGTTGGCTTTTTCAAAGCAATGATCCCAAAAAACAAATCTTGAAACTCATCGCACAACGGAATGGAAAAGGTTAAGATATCTGAATAAAGCTCATGCCAAAACATTTATTTAAACCTGGAAATAAATATGGAAAAGGTAAGCCCAAAGGAGCACTGAGTAAGCGTACTCTCTTATTGCAAGAAGTTTTCAAGGACATGGGACTGGATGTTCCGAAAAGGCTTCATGCTTGTATTGCCGAAATGCAAAAGCTTTATGATGAAGCCAAGAAAGTTGAAACGAAGGCGATGATTCTTTCGAATATGACGAATACTTATTTGGAAGTCATGCAATACCTTTATCCGAAAAGAAGAGCGATTGAGATCGAAAACACTCAAGTTTTTGAGCAATCCATGACATTCAATTTGAGATGGCAGGACGAGGATGATTCAACACGAACTCTTATTGCGCCGCCGAACTCTTCCCCAAAAGAAATTACATGAATCCAAGGCTCGATTCAATGTAGCGAGCTGGGGAAGGCAATCGGGTAAAACCACTGCTGGCTTGGATAAGATGCTTTACAAGCCTTTACAAGGCAGGCCCTTTGGAATCTATTGGTACGTCCTCCAAACCTATTCAGCAGCTGAAATCGCTTTTCATCGATACTGTCAAAACTTTTGGCGCGATAGGGGATTGCTCGGAGGTCAACCTAATAAAAGCGATCTCTTTGTCCCGCTGATCAACGGAGCAGTCGTCCATTTTAAATCAGGAGATAACTTTGAGAATCTGAGAGCTGAGACTTTGGATGGATGTATCATCGATGAGTTGAGGCAGCAGAATTCCGCTCTCTGGCCCAGAGTCATTCGTGCGATGCTAGCCAAGCATAAGGGTTGGTGTGATTTTTATTCCACGCCGAATGGCCATGATCATTTTTACGATCTCTACCAATTCGCAATTGAGCATCCAGATGAATGGTCTATCTTTCACGCTCCTTCCATCGAAGCTCCGTGGTGGGATGCTTCCGAAATTGAATCAGCCAAAGCTTCGATGTCAGAAGATGAATTTGCTCAAGAGATTCTGGCTGAGTTTAGAGAAATCGGAAAAGGCAAAGTCTACATCAACCATGGCCTTCACAACCAACGTACCGAGAATCCATTTGCCATTCGTGGATATCTTTGGAGTCATTATCTACCCATCATCGTGGGATTGGATTTTAACGTAGCTTCCATGCGTTGGCTTCTCATGCAACATCGTGCGGGAGACTTCTATGTAGGCGATGAGATCGCTCCCATGGGCTATACCAACACAGAAGAGACGGTCGGAGTGCTCATTGAAAAAGTACGAGGCCATAAACCCGGCGTAATCCTGATCGGTGACGCGTCAGGTAAATCCCAAAAGACTTCGGCCAGTGGATCCACGGACTATTCGATCATCATGAAGGCTCTCAAGGAAGCCGGGATTCCGGTGCACAATTACACGCCCGAATCCAATCCACTCGTCAAAGACCGAGTGAATATGGTCAATTCTCGTTTAAAGAGCGCGAATGGTCAGGTGCACCTTTGGTATCACCCACTCAACTGCAAGCACTTAAAACGAGATTTTGAGCGCGTGGTCTGGAAAGAAGGCGCTCAAGGCGCGATCATGGAAAAATCAGACTCCACTCTCACTCATGCTTCTGACGCATTGGGTTATCCGATCTGTCATTATTCCAAAGAATGGAAGTCATCACCCGGAGTTTTGAGAGTGGTTCCGCGTTAAGAACTCTTCAAAGCTTCCATCGAATTCACGGCTGGTATGAGCCGTCTTCCAATTCCGATAATCCACATCAAATAACTCTGGATCGTGTTTGTTGACCGGCGTCCAATCGCAATTGAAGTTCTTCAGATAAGCCAGTTTCATCCCTAAGTCTTTCCATTGGTCATAGAGCGCAGCTTCAATGCCTCCATAATAGGCAAAGATCTCTTTGAATCCACCGATGTCTTTGATGAATCCCACATGGTAGGCAGCCACATTCCACATCTCTACCGTATTGTGAATGAACACCTGATGCTCAGCAATCAGGTCGGGCTTTGAATTTCGAAGCACCGAATGGTAATAATCATATCCCACGCAAGCCGCCACTGCGATTTTAGGATCAGCCTTCATGACTTGCTTCAAAGCCTTCAAAGATCCAGGAGCAGGCCGATCATCCGGATCGCAAACCAGCATGTAATCCTCTCGCGTGATTCCCACTTCTTTCATGGCATGATTCAATCCCTCATGCAGTCCTAGATCTTTTCCTGAATCCACATACAGGCAATTGTACTGTTCACAATAGATTTTGATCCAATCTCGGTTTCTCTCTTTATTCACTGGATAATGATTATCGATCACCACATGTCTCATCGCGGCATAGAATGGGTCACGTTTTTTTTCCATGTAGAAATGCTTCAAGCAATCTTCTAAAAGTTTGGCTTTGCAAAAGGCAGGAGTGAATAAAAAAGTTCTCATGAATTTACTCATACATGGAGTGTCTCTTTTGTAAAATTCCTTTTTATCGTGCATGTCTGATAAGAGGTGGAAACATCTCTTCATAACTCCAAACGCTATAAAACCTTCATTGCCGATCGAAATCGTGCGCTTGAGCAAGTTCATCTCAATGCTCAGACCGATATCTCTCGAATGCTTTTTGAGGTCTTAGATCGAATCACTGGATACGTGAGCCATATGGGCATGAGTGGACGCCTCAGCGTGATTCAAATCAATCAACTCTCTGGAAGCCTGGAAGGATTCATCGATCAGAATCTAGGCATTCTTTTTCATAATCTCGTCAGTCGCATTCAAAGACTGAGAAAAAACGTATTTGTTTTGACCTACACTTCAGAGATGGAAGCCATTGGACGAGCCACTCAAACACATCGCGAGCCCTCTCCTCATGAATTTAAAAAGCGTCTGGATTCCGTTGCATTCAAACCTACACTCGATGATCAAAAGATAGAAAATCGAATCTGGCTAGGACTCATGAAAGTCCGATCCAAAATCGTGAATGCATTCAATCTCGCTGTGGTTCAAGAGCTCACTCCTTTGGAAGTCGTTCAAAAAGTCAAAGCTTCTTATCCAGAAATATTGCAATACAAACGCCCTCCCAGGACATTGAAGCCCTTGAGGGAAGCAGGTTACAATCCTTACGAGGAGCGAAAAGAAGCCGAAGAGTTTTACGACTTTGATTTTATCAGTGATGGAGATTGGGATTTAGCGACACAAGCCTACAAAGATTCTGAATTGCCTGCTTCTCGATTTGATCAGGAAGCTTTGTATGATCCAGAGGTAGGGTATCAAAGATACTCTTGGGAAGTGGAGCAAGAAGTCACCGAGGATTTTGTCAAATCCGTTCGGGATGGACAAGTCGATGCAGCGAAAGATCTAGGCATCCAAGATTTTGTTTGGGTAGCCATTTTGGATGATCACACCTGTGAGAAATGTTGCTTACCGCGCGCGGGCAAGCTTTCTTCTGAAATTGAAAAAATGTTAGCCAGTAAAGAACTAGATGCAGATGAGTGTGATGCGATCACGCCTCCTGCCCATATGAATTGCAGGTGTGATGTAGCACCCGTTGCATCCACTGATGAAGTCGAAGGTCCTGATTGGAAATCCTTTGGAGAATGGTTAGACACATGAGCGAAGAAAAAACGAAAGCAAAAAGAAGCACAGTTTTAAGAAGCCAATGCTTTGATGAGAAAAAGTACGAGTACGATTTTTCATTCAAAGCAGGCAACGTCAATGATCCTTTGTCCGTTCATACGACTGTCGAGATGCTCGAATGCTTAGAGCGAAATAAAAACGTTGAACTCGATGCCAAGGTCATGGGGATTCAAGAGGGACAGCTGGTTTCTAAGCGAATCAGTAAAGAAAAGTTTCGAGAGTCTTATGTCAAATCGCCTTGGGATCAAGTCAAATTCAAAGAATCATCCAATGCATTTGCGACTGGATTCGATCCCTTTCCTGGGGTAGGCAATGACTTCACTCCTCTTTTGGGCGGCCCATTCTATAAAAACCTGTACTATTATCAAGACTACATTCGGATGCATGCCGAAGCATTCTTTGCTTATCACAATGATCCCGTCGCAAGAGCTTTCACTCAAATCACGCGAGACTTCGTTTTAGGCACGGGATATGAAGTTCAATGCGATACCAACGATCGACAAGGTCAAGTGGCTTTGGCTGCGTGGAAAGCATTTGAAGAAGCCAATGACTTTCAAGAGCAAATTGATCAAGCCGTCACTGAAACCAGTATTTATGGCGAGATCATGTTTTGGGAGCTTCCCTCTCATCAAGCCAAAATTACTTATCAACTCAGTGGAAAAGATACCGATCCCAAAGCCATCATCCCTCGTTTAAGAATCATTGATCCATCCAACATCGTAGAGATCATCACTTACCCAGAGGATATCACACGACCGCTTGCGTATATTTGGTTGACTCCCACTCAGTATCAGATTTTTACAGGCGGACTCAATTCTGACTCATCTGATTCCATGCCGATTCAGCCTACGTTAAAATTCATTTATCGGCAGATCCCCGCTGAGCAAATGCATCATTTCAAAATCAACTCGGTTTCCAATGAAAAGCGCGGGCGATCGGATTATTTTCCCATCTTTGCTTACTTGAAGCGTCTTAGGGATTCAGTCGATTATTCTTTGATTGGATTGCAAAAGGCTTCTGCGTGGGCGATTGATACGGAGATCGATGGCGATCAAGCAGACATCGATGCTTATGTTCAGGCTCAGGCAGCATTGGGCACCATTCCTCAAGCGGGATCGGAATTTGTTCACACGAAAGCGATCAAACGAATCATCTTGGCAGCTCAAGGAAAAGGGGGAGTCGCAAGCGATGCATTCTCATGGTCACTCAGCATGGCTTGCGCAGGTGTAGGTATTCCTGTTTCTTATTTGGGAACTCATTTAAGCGGCGGCTCGACTCGCGCTTCGGCTTTAGTCTCTACTGAGCCAGTCGCTAAGAAAATGGAGAAGCGAAGAGAATTCATTAAGCGAATCATCAGACGCGCTTGGGCAATCGTCATGAAGCAAGCCGGACTCCCCATGATTGATTGCAACATCATCTTCCCAGAGATTATTACACAAGACCGATCGCAAAAACTTAAGGATCTGCTTCTCATGCAGCAATCCAGATGGATCTCTCCCGAGCGAGCTGCTGCCATGGCGGCTAAGGAAATTGGGATTCAGAATTACAGTTATCAAGTGGAACTTGAGAAGATGAAAGAAGAACTTCCCGAAGTTCCCATGCCGCTGACCACACCCGGTGCAGTGAGTGGGGATTCGGAGATGCAGACTTCTCCTTTTGGATCCAAAGATGACAATCCGGATGTCAGTGGTCTCACCTCTCAAAATAGAAAGGATATCAAATCCGATGATACCAACCTCTGAGCAAGACATTGATTTAGACGAAGCCATTCATTGGCTCACGAAACATACGACGTTTCCCACTTTTGACGAGTTCCGAAAAAACCCAGATAAATGGAGATTGAGGCCAGAAGAACTTTTTGAAAGCGCGGATGCTTCCACTCAGACTTTTCGGCGTCAATTGAAAGATCAAAAGTACTACTGGAAAGATCAATTCGACTGTGGGGATTCTTTGGAAAAGGTAGAGCGAATCGCAAAAGAAGAGGGATTTACGATCGGCGATTTAGAAATGCAGCCTAAGGCTCGCCCTAAAAACGGCACCTCACAAGACGACATGGAGATCGTGATTCATTTCTGGCCCAAAGTGGAATTCAAAGCCATGGGAGGGATTGTTGCCAATGAGTAAAAAAGAATCGGGTCCAAAATCATTTGGCTTTGGCCCTGGCTCCAGAGCTTCCACTTATCCACTCAAGATGGGTGGGGTTTTAGGACTGAAGCCTTCGAAAGAAGTTAAATGGGAAAAATTGCCTAAAGGCTGGGATGATCAGTCTTTAAATAAATTTCATAAATCAATAGGTACTGAAACTCAAGAAGGCACGGTTTCTACTTGCATAAAAAAGATTGGAAGCCATGTCGATGATCCAGGAGCATTTTGCGCAGCTCTTCATGATAAAGTCACTGGCACCACGAAATGGCGAGGCAAAAAAGAAACCTCTCCTTTGGGTTTAGTTTCTCAGTTTGGATCAAAAAAGAAAGCTCATGAGGCAGATGGATCTGCGGGGAATGTTCAGGTTTTGAGAGGACAAAAGAATGCAGACGAGTAAAACTCAAGCGGTTCAAATCAAATCCTCTTTCAAAGAGACCTCGGGGAGCATCAATAAGACTTCGAAGTTTGATGTCATCATGATTCAAGAAGGCTTGGGCAATTTCAGAGACTGCTTTTATTACACAAAGGAAGCATTGCAACAAGCAGTGAAAGATCAGCTTTTTGAGGGCTCGCAATGTTTTGCCGATCATCCTTCTGAGATTGAAGAGGTGTCTCGTCCTGAAAGATCCACTCGAGACATCATTGGTTATTTTGAAGACGTTAGGTTTGAGGAAGCCGATGGGTTAGGTCAAATCATGGCAACCCTATGCGTGGCCAATAATATCTCATTGGATTGGGCGATGTCACTTTTGACTAATTCCCTAGGATACTCCAAAAAATATAAAGAGAAGGATTTTACAGGTTTTTCAATCAATGCGTCCGGAGAGGCATCCGTTGTTGATTTGGATGATTTCATGAAGAATGAAAGCATTCCGAAATTAGCGCTCTCCAAACTCATTGAAGCGAAAAGTCAAGGGATCGGGGAAATTAAGCCAGTCACCCGACTCACGGAAGCCATCAGTTGTGACTTCGTAACCAAAGCCGGAGCTGGCGGAAAAATACTCAAGATGCTTGAGGGAGAAAAAAAAATGAAACAAGCCGAGAAAAAAGAAGCCGAAGCGAAACTGAAACACTCAGAAGCTGAGGATGAAATGCCAGCGAAAAAGCCTGCTGATGGCGATCATGAAGATGAGGACCAGGATAAAGCGCTTTTTGCTAAAATGATTAAGCAATATCTCGGGAAAGATGCAGAAGGCCAAGAAACCGAAGCCATGGAAATGGCCAAGCATGCTCATGAAGCCTATCAAGCCGAAGGCATGGAAGGCAATGAAGCCTATGAAGCTGCCGGTAAGCATTTGAAAATGGCCATGGCGATTGGCAAAAAAATGGCTGCCAAAAAAGGCGATGAAGACGCGGATGCTTCGGAATCTGAATCGGAAGCAGAAACTCATGAGTCTGAGTCCGAAGCCGAAAGTGAAGCGAAAGAAAAACACAAAGAATCGTTTCAGAAGAAATTCATTCAATTGCAAGCCGAGGTAGCCAAACTGCGTGAAGCCAGTCGTAAGGTGGAGCTCGCATCTTATTTGGATGCGAAGCTTTCTGCTTTGAAGCAGCCGCACAGTGTGACTAAGCTCATTCGTGAATCGATTGGGTCTGCGAAAACGAAGGCTCAGATTGATGATACGATCAAAATTTTCATGAAAGCCTATGAGGCCAAATCGGGGGAAGCTGATGCGGATCAAGGTTTCGTGTTTACTGAAAAATCAACATTCAAAACGTCGTCCGAGGGCAAGGTGGGCTCTTTGGAAGATTGTTTGGATTAATCAAAGAATTTAGGAGGATAATACAATGTCTGTCTCTCAAAATAACATTGTCCGTTCCGTCAATCCAAAATCTTTGTTTGAAAGTGCGAAGCCTGTTCTGAGCTCTGCGGTGACTTGTAACCAAGGAGATTTGATCGCTTTTGATACTTCGGCAAAGGTTCTGAAAGTAGCGGGTACGGCTGATATTGATACTTTGTTGGGTGTTTCCCGTGTGAAACTCATTAACGGTGTCGTTGCATCGCCTTACCAAGGTACGGCAGTGGACGCATCGGTCGCGATTTCGGATGTAGCAGGCCCGGTTTACGGCGTGGTTGCATTCTTTTCGTTGAAGGTGGGCGATAACTTCAATCCGGGGGATAAAGTGTATCTCACTTCTGATCCTCAAACTGTGACCTCTACTGATCCTGGAAGCGGAAAGAACTTGGGTCTTTTCCAAGGTCCTTTGGCTGTGGTGTCAGCAGGAACGGGACAAGTCGGAGATGTTCTAGTGGGTGCTCGATATGGCCTATCTGGAATTCAATTCTAAGGAGATGAAACATGTTATCCATATCTGAAATCAAAAAGATGTCCGAAAGTGACGCTTGGACAGGAAAAGATGGTCGCACCATTCGTGTGAATGAAGCGAATCCTCGAGCTGTCAAAGCCGTTGAAAAAAATCTCTGGGAAAATAAAGAGATCAAGTACATGCGAGAAAGGTTCCAAAAATCCTTTGGATTCGATTTCGCAGATCGAAAAAAATTCCCAGTCATGGAAGATGGATTCAGCTGGAATAAATGCGCTCAGAAATTGGGTTACCCCAGTGTCGAGATGGCATTGAAAGAAGCGGATTCTGCTTCGACTTTCACGCAAGTGTTGCGAGCAGGGATTCAATCCATTGTGAACGCCAGTTATCAAACGGTGCCTACCACCTTTGAATCTTGGGTTTCTACCGTCAACTCGAATAAAGACACCGAGCTCTATGCGCCGTTGCATGGAATCGATTTCTTGCGAGAAGTCGGTAAGCAAGAACTGTATGGCGAAAGCCGTGCAGCTGGCCTCGACATCAAACTCTACAACCGTAAATACGGGACGATGTTTGCTGTCGAAAAAGAATTGCTGATGGATGATCAGACGGGTCAATTCGCTAAGCAAGCAGGTCTTTTGGGTGAGTATGCAAAACTTGCCATTGAGGCCATTGTTTATGCCAAATTGGCTGGGATTCAATCTCAGTATGCCCAATTGATCATTCCAGCGACTGAAACCAAACCTGCCAATGAAAGCGCTTATCCATGGTCGGTGAGCCTTCAAGGCGGCGGTGCAAACCGTCCTGCTACCTATGGTCTTTTGACTCAACCCAATATCCAAAATGGATTTATTGCGTTGATGAACCAAAAGAACTTGCTCGGTTTGAAAATGGCCGTGGATCCCAATCGTTTGTTGATTGGCCCACAATGGAGATTTGACGCAGCTGTTCTTTTGAACAGTTCGTTTTATCCTTCTCAGCCAGGTTCTACTCAGGGCAATACGGGTAACACCTTCGCGATCAACCCCATTGAATCGATTGCAGCACTGACTGTCAGTCGATTCATGGCGAAAAATGACGGTACCATGGACGGTACTTCGAAGGCTTGGTACTTGATTGATGGCAATAAACCTTGGTTCATTGCTCAAATCCGTCAAGCTGCCGAAGTCGTCCAAGAAGCGCCTAACGCAGGCGAATCGTTTGATCGCGACATCATCCGCTATCGCTTGAGCCTCCGAGCCAACGCCGATCACATCGATCCTCGTTTCGCTTGGCAGGGCAATGACGGATCTGTAACTAGCTAAGTCAACTATTATATTCTTCCGGTCCCAGGGGAATCGGTCTAGGGTAAAACCAAAAACCGATTCCTTTGGGAGGGAATAAAATGGCAAGAGGCAGACCTAAGAAAATCATTGCGCCTGAAGCGAAACCACAGAATCAATCCGTTGAGGTGGGGGATTTCCATCGCAATGATTTTGATGAGGACTCGCCTGCTCATAGAAATGCTTTGCGAAGAGCAGAATTGAAGGGACAATTCATCTCCATTTCTGATCAGGTCGCGCAGAGTAATTTGTTTTTCAGAAATTACAAGCTTCCACTCGAAGTGAAAATTCCAGTGGATCATCCGGATGCCCAGATTGTGACGAAGTTTTATCCCCATGCCAAAGGAGGGCCCTTGTATGTGGATGAACCGATTGCGGCTGTGACGATTGATCGGGCTTATTTGAGGCAGAAAATTTTGAAGAGTTTTGGATTGAGGCATATTGTGATTGAGAAGGATTCGAGTCTTGAACATGCATTGGAGCAATTAGGGGAATTCTAGATGCCATGGACAACTGCGGTTTCTGATCTCAGAACTCTTTTAAGTGATGGAGCGCAGGATCGATACAATTTTCGTAAAAGGTGTTTTGGCGAAATCAATGGAACCAATGTCCGCTTTAAGACATTTGACTTCCGAAGGATTACTGACTTCACTTCTTCTGTCGAGCCACTGGGCGTTTATATCGATGGAGAATTACAGAATACTTCTGCAATTGCTTCAGATGTTCCTGTGACGGGTGATTTCGTTTTAGCGGATGCACCGCTGGATGGCTCCATTGTCGAAGCCAGCTATTACATCCAATGGTTTTTAGATTCTGAATTGGTTGAGTTCCTGCAGACATCCGGCCTCTGGATCCAATCGAGTTCTGACTATACGCTTCTCAGTGGGGGATTGATCCCCGTGGCTTTGAAGTATGCGGCGTCCGAAGGTTATTTGAAACTCTCCCAGCGTTGGAGAAACTTCATGTCGGATGGCTACAAAGTGGAGGATTCTCCTCAGACTAAACCCAATTCTTTGGCGGAATCTTTTTCAAAAATGAGTGAGGCTTATCGCAAGCAAGCCGAGAGCAGCTTAGAAATGTTCTATAAACGCCAGAAACGGCCTTTACAGCCTCTTTTTGGATCAGTCCAGGGTAGGATCAGACCTTTCCCATGAACGGCGAGATTAAGCTGAAACAAGACAATTTCAAAATTCGGATGGACAAGCTTTTGGATAAAGCCAAAAGCGCTCAAGGCGGATTTGCCCGAGTCTATTCCATTTACCAAAAATTACAGGCCGAACGCTTTCAAACCGAAAATGCTTCTCAAGGGGATCCGTGGCCCTCGCTGAATGCAGATTATGCAGCGTATAAGATTAAGCGTTATGGTGGGGGCGCGAAACGAGATGGAAGCAATTGGAAATCTTGGCCCGGTGGTGGGACAAAAAAGCTCATCGGCACCGGGACTTTGGCTGGAGCCGTCATGGGTCCTGGCTCACCCTTTCCAGGAGTGAATCATCACAAAGCGCTTTTTACTTCCGTTTCCATGCAAATCAAAGTGGATCAGTCTGGAAATAATGCAGAGGGAAAGCCTTTCATTTATCCCAGTCTTTTAGTCGATCGGTTTTCGTTTATGAAATTCAGTGATGAGAGTTTCTCAAAAATGAAAAAAGAATTCATGAAATATGTATTGGAGTGATGCTTGAGTGCTTATCAGCTAGCCGAAGGCGCAGTCGATCTCATTGAAGCCAAAATCAAGGCAGAGATTGCTGCGGCCCTGGATGCGGTCAGAATCGATCGGGCAGATGCTTCGGTCAGCACAGAGCCTCCCAGAGAATATTTCAGATACGAGACCGCGCACGTTTATCGAGCTCCTGCTGTTTTTACGATCATTCAAGGTCAGGACTTCAGAAATGAAGCCATGAAAGCCAACCACCTCAATGCCATGGACAACATTGTGGTTGCGGTGGTGGTGGAGGATCGCTTGGAAAGATTGCTCGTAAAAAAAGCATGGAGATATCAAGCCGCATTGGCGCAGATCCTTCATGAGGTGTCTTTGACAAGTTCCAATGGCGCTCTTAGATTATTCAGTAGAGTGCAAAACTGTGAGTTCAGCGCGACCATCAATTTGAAAGATGAAAAAGCACGGGATGCCGTTTTTCGAAAAGAAGTGAGTTTGCGGTTACAGGTAGAGCACATCGAAAATTTAGTTTGAACCTATTTCGGGGGAAATACACATGAGTCCAGTCAGCTTTGCAAATCTAAGCCCAGGTCAATTTGAACTGACACCTTGCCGGGTCACTTACAAAGGAGTGGATCTAGGGGGCACCCTCGGAAACGTGATTGTCAAAATCGAAGACGCCTCGGCTGAAATGAAAGCGGATCAGTTGGGCAATACGATCATCGATAAAGTGATCTCTGGATTCAAAGTCACCATCGAAACTGAGATTGCTGAAACGAAATTGAAAGACAATTGGAAAGTCGTTTTCCCGAGTCATAAGCTCGTCACTCAAGGTGGAAACAGCATTTTGTATTTTGATTCCACTGTCGGAACTCATTTGAGGGATCTGGCTGGACAACTCATTTTGCATCCTCTTTCTAAGCCTGATTCTGATTTGTCGACTGACATTTTGGTTTTCTTGGCCACTGCCATGGGAAACTCTGGAATTACTTTCAGCCCTACCGAGCAACAAAAGCTCAAAGTCACCTGGGAAATGTACCCAGATTTCTCAACCCTGCCTCCCAGATTCATGATCTATGGGGATCCAGCTGTAGGATTACAAGCAGCTACCGCTGGGGCAGCCACGGCTGGCACTGGCAACGTAGGCAACGGATTAGTGACTGGCATCGTCGCTCATAACGGTTTTGCCAAAGACGAAACCATTACTGCTCAATGCGTCACTGCGGCTACCAATAGCGGGACATTCTTTGTGAGTGGGACTGTGAGTGGTCCTTTGGGATTGGCGACGGTGGGAATCACTTTCAATTCGAATCCTATTTCTTTCTTGATCAATGACGGATCCACTGATTTTGCAGTGAATGATAATTTCTCGATTCACACGGGAGCCGCTAATTATCAATGAAGCAAGCGATGGGAGCTTTATATAAATTCTTGCCCGCTCGCCAAAAAGAGGATCTGACGCATCTAAAAATTGTGTCAGATTTTGACAAGCTCGTTTCTGAACCCGTGGGTTTCAAGTTCTTAGGCAGAGTTTGGAAAATCAAACCCGTGACGAATGAGATCTTCATGCAGGTCACTTTGCAATATGGAAAACTTGTAGGTTTCCTGCAAGGTGAAGGAGAGCTTCAAGGGGATGCATTGTTTGAGGAGTATCTCAAATTCATTCATCCCGTTTGTCCTGAATTCAAATTGGAAGATCTGAAAAAAATGAACATGCCACAGCTCAATGCTTTGATCGGATTGATCATGAAGCATTTGACTGGGAATGTTTATTCAGAAGCGAATGCTTCCACCGAAGAAAACGAAAAAAAAAAGACGAGCTGATTGAATTTCATTTCATCCCGATTGTGACCTTCATGTGTCGATTCTTTGGGTGGAGCTTTTCGGAATGGCTTTCTATGCCCACGCATACCACGTTCGCGCTCTACAAAGAAGCCAATCGTCAAGAGACCTTAATGCTTCGTGAGAAGCTCGATCAAGCCGTAGTTCCCATCATGAAATTTGATTACTATAAATACAAGCGTGAGCAGTACTCTGCTTTGATTGATCCTA